TCATCATCAGATTTTGTGAAAGAGATAACACAGCTAGTATCAGATAAAAATATCGGATTCTTTGATGCTGTCATCTATTATTGCGAGACACATAATATCGAAGTGGAAACTGCAGCTTCGATGATCAAACAAAGCACGATATTGAAATCCAAGATCCAATATGAAGCTGAAGAACTAAATCTGATGCGAAAGACAGCGCGACTGCCGATATGAAACCATTTGAAGCCTATCAACTTTATTCAGCTGTAAAGAATCACTTCACGACTGAGTCATATGATTATTTTAAATATCATGGTAAAGTAAACGCATCAGAACATACATTTGAAACTCGTAAAGACAAATATATGTTCTACAAATTATCCAAGCATGAAGATCCTTTGACTTTTTTGGTTGCTAATTTTGCTGAAGGTAAAAAAGTATGGGTGGGAGATATGTTTGGAATAGATAAAGATTACATCTATAATGATTATTTACGCAGAAAACAGTCTCTGACTTATATCTTTCAATCGGATATCGATAATCTTTTGGAAGATTTTGATTCCAATTTTAAAGTAGATGATGGTGATTATCCCCATCTACTTAAACTTCTTACTCGTAAAAAGATAACCAAAGAAACATTCATCATCATTCAGGATTGTGTTCGTTTTTTTGGCTCTTGGAACAAGAAGATTGCAGATCCGGTTCTATGGCCAGCTATAGCCATGAACTGCAAGAAATTTAGGCCTTTCATGGAATATGAAAGGTCTAAATACTGTGACATGCTAAGAAAGAAATTTTCTTGACTTGTCATAAAACACTCTATACTATTAATAATACGATATACATCGTCATACATCATACAACGGAGAATATACATGACTATTAATTTTGAAGCACTCAAGCAGAATCGCAAGTCTTCTTTCGATAAGCTAACCACTGAACTTTCCAAGCTCAGCCAGAATCCCAATCAGGAAGGCAGCAACAAAGACGACGACAGGTTCTGGAAACCAGACGTGGACAAGGCCGGCAACGGTTATGCAGTTATTCGCTTTCTTCCGGCTCCTACAGGAGAAGATGTTCCTTTCGTACGTATCTGGGACCATGGGTTTCAGGGTGCCGGCGGTTGGTACATCGAGAAGAGCCTGACAACTATTGGCCAGGCAGATCCAGTTTCTGAATACAACTCAAAGTTGTGGAACTCTGGTGTGGAAGCCAACAAGGCCATCGTGCGCGCACAGAAGCGTCGTCTGAGCTATAGCTCGAATATATTTGTGGTCAAGGATCCCACTCGTCCTGAAAACGAAGGTAAGGTATTCCTTTACAAGTATGGCAAGAAGATCTTTGATAAGCTCAACGAAGCAATGCATCCACAGTTTGCAGATGATGTAAAGATCAATCCTTTTGATCTCTGGGAAGGTGCTAACTTCAAGTTGAAGATCCGTCAAGTAGAAGGTTATCGTAACTATGATAAGTCAGAGTTTGATAAGCCAGGTCCATTGTTTGCGGATGATGCAGATCTTGCAAAGAACATCACCAATATACATTCTTTGCAGGAACTTGTTGATATCAAGCACTTCAAGTCGTATGCTGATCTCAAGGCAAAGCTTGAAAAGGCATTGGGTGCTTCTACATCTGCCGCGGCAACTGCAGCACATCATGAAGAGGAAGATGCTTTCCAGATTCCTCAGAAATCAGCACCCATGAAGGAAGCTCCAAAAGCAGCTGCACCCTGGGATGAAGAAGATGATGATCTCAGCTTCTTTAAGAAACTTGCGTCTGAGTGAGGTTTACGGATAAGCTCCGATAAACGGATACAAAGATCTTTCTATGTGAGACATAACGGGGGCGGTTTTTGGCGCCCCCGAACTCACTCTAGGAGATATAGAAGAAGGCCTGCTGTTTGTCACTGTGTTCTTTGTGGTGTTATCTATTATGATAGGTGCAGCAGGAGCTGAAGATGATACAGCAAGATCGTTAACTCTCTTTAAGAAAGCAGGAGCAGTCATATTTTCTGTCGGCACAAGATCAGTCGCTGATACTGTCTCTGCCATGACATTGCCAAAGTTAGCACTAGCAGTACCAGCACCTGTAAATGTAGGCTGTTCTTGATTATTAAAAGTTGGTTCAGCTTCATTAAATCTCTGATCGTTTGTTAGTTCATTGACCGTATAAGCCCCTCGAGGGCTCATTTTTTTGACAGCAGTTAAGACCTCACGTTCAGCACCTCTTCCAGCTGCCATGCCACTAGTAGATTCAGCAGGTGTAAGATATTTAAGCAATGCTTCGCCGCCAGGCATTTTCTTTATCTGATCAGTTACAAATGTGCTGATCATGCCAGGAATTGCGGCGAAGAAATCTGTGATAGTCTTAAACACTTCACCTATCTTCGTGCTAATATAACCGGCAAGATCAAAACTAGCAATCTCTCCTATTTTTGCAACAAATTCAGGCCCAAAGTAATTTATTATTTTCTGTTTAAAGTCTTCAAATGCTGTTGTTATCGCACCTGTTATACTCCAGCTATTCCACCATTCGATCACGGGTGCTAATAGATTGCCAACATTTGTTTTAAAGTTTTCAAACGCCGTCGATATAACATCGACTAATGTCCAGCTATTCCACCATTCGATAACACCATTTAATAATCCGCTAACTTTAATTTTTAAACCTTCGAATGCTGTGATTATAACATCTGTTATATTCCAGCTATTCCACCATTCACTAAAACTAGCTGATGCACCAGCCATTTTCTCACCAACCCATTTTCCTATGTCAATAAAAAAATCTTTGACTGTTCCGATAAGATTCGTAAACATTTCACTAAAAGAGAATGAGTTTAATTCTTTTTCAGCATTTTCAAATCCAAATTTACCCAATACCCATGCTATAGCGCTTTTAAGCATATCTAGAGGACCAAATATTAAACTGTTAAACAATCCTGTTACAGCTCCGGCTATAGCGCCAACGATTCCTTCTTTCTCAAAACCTTCTATCATACCTTTGACTGTATCCCATACAGTCATGACAATGAATAATGGCAATGCTAATTTGCTGACTATACTGGATACGAACTTAAATACGCCAGCAAAATTATCTAAAAATCCTAGCATATTTCCTGCAACTTTTGCTACATCATCAAATATCCCGCTAAATGATTTGAATACATTTACTATATAATTAGCCGGACCCGAAATTAAACTTTTAAGCACATTAAACGCTTCGATAAAGGGTGCTGATAATCTAATTATCCCCTGGCCGAAAGCTGTAAGTATTTTAGCTAATCTAGATTCTGAACCTACGCTCTTAAAAAGATTGGATATCTTACTAAACGCCTCTTCAAATACAACACTAATATTTTGGATATTTTTTGTAAAGAGTGTTTTCAATTTTAAAAATACATCATCAAAGAATGTGCCAATAGCAGTGAATTTACCTTTGATAGATTTGATGAGCGATTCAGGCAATAGTGCCTCAGCAAAAAACTTTAGTGCTTTTAACCAACCCTGGATGATCCCATAAACAGACCCAAGAGCTGCTGCAATTATCGTACCCCATTTACCCAGGAATGATTGTTTTTCTGAATCTTCTCCCTCGTCTTTAACACCTTTACCTGCTTCTCCCGCTTTTCTGTTAGCTTCCCTTGCGGCTTCGATACGGTCTTTTGCAGCTGCAGTCAGTGATGATAATAGATCTTGAAGCAGTTCATTATTATCTTTTAGAACATTCAATATGCTTAGTAAGATGCCTGCAGATTCTTTTTCTGGATTTTTTCCTCCGCCGGGACTCGATGATCCTCTCCGGCCTCCCATCGTGACTAATCCGCCGACACCGGCAGCATCAAGGGTAGCAGCCGCAACACCACGGAGGTCCGGGACATTACCTACAGAAGCAGCAATAGTACCGCGGCTTATAACATCTGCTATATTACCCATAGTTCCGCGAGTTGATCCTCTGCCAGAAGATACCCTCTGTGTTACTCTGCTTAACCTGCCTTCTTCTTTCTCTTTGTATTCTTTTCGTTCTTCTTTTGTCTTTTTAGTAGAACGATCTACAGAAGAATCTTTCTTTTTCTCGATTTTATCAAGGATCTCAGTCTGTTTCTTTGTTTCTTCTAATTGAGCCAAAGCAACTTTAGCCTGCTCAACTGCGGCAGTCTGAGTACCTTCTTTGATAATCCTTCGAAGTATGTCTTCTGGTGTATCGTTCTTAGCCATTTTTTCTTTGTTCTTCTACTTGTTTTAGATGTTGCATCAGTAGTTCCACAAAAAGATCCCTCTCATAAGGATACATATCATTTAAATCAGACATACTGTATTTATGGTGTTGCATCAAAGCAAACATAGTATTATAGTAGACCGCGATATTAGAATACCCGGTCATTACGTAAAAAAACTATTGAGACCCTTCAGTACAACATCAGTCGATTTGCCAGCTTTGTTCTTTAGTGTCACAGTGTGTTCTAGGGATGGCATAGTATCAAAGAATTCTTTGATCTTGTTCATGCTGTCCATGGGCAAACTGTTGACGAATTCTTCGAGATCCTTCTCAGTAAAATCAGTATATACTGTCTCGCTGTCATAGATTGTATCGATACACTTGAACAACATATCAAATACAGCATCTTCTTTGTTGGATGCATCATCGAGCAATCGGACTTCATCTAGAGTGGGGTATCTCATCGCCAATCCTACATCATCATGTATGATGAATTTGCTCTTGTGCTCGGGATTCTTTTTGATCTCGATGTTGTCTAGATTAACTTTGAACTTGATGACTTCTTCACTATCAGGATCTTTGTATTCGAGATCCACGACTTCACCTATCGATTTAGAACGAAGCTTGACGAATAGATACTCGACATCAAATGTTGCTAACTTATCTACATCTACTGATTCGATGATACAATTTCGGATGATCTGCTTGACTGCGGCAATCACATCTTCAGTTTTTTCAGATGATTTCGCCATCAGAAGGATCTTCTCTTCTTGTACTGTGAATGGTTTGATGTTGATACTTTGCTGAGTAGAAGGTATAGTCACAGAGTATGTAGGATGTTTGAGTTTGGGTAATGCCATAATATAGGTATCCTTATGTTAAAAATTAATGCCGTCACGGATACGGCTGCCTTTATAGATCAATTTTTCTGTTATTTTATTTAATTGTTCATCGATAAAATTGCTTCTTCCTGTCAAAGCAGTTGTCCTAGTCAGTGAATTTCTATCGGCAACACCCTGATCTAATGTTGTTGATGTCCAGTTGGTGTATGCAAACGTCACTGGTATCTTTAAGATCTGATCTTGCATGTTCCAATCGACCTGTATGTCTCCGATTGATATAGGATATGCTTCGAGCAATTGATACTTCACAATCGTGTTATCTGATTCTTTTGTGGTTTTTATCTCATTCATATGGATGATCTCAACAACACCGTAGTATTCGCTAGGGTACTGGAAAGAATTTAAAGGCAACCCTTTGACTGTCCCGTTGGGATTTGCTGCATCATTGAAGGCAAAAACCGATTGCATCCATGCATGAAAATATTTAAATACTGATCCGTCTGCATCGCTATAAAATGTCAATGGGACATCCTGGAATATCGTGGCATACGGACGTTTCTCGACATTGCCGTAGCCAGACATCCTGATCTCATCTGTCTGATATCCCAATCCCGGAAGATAAGCACTGTCACAGAGGAATGTGAGATTCTGTGCGCCTCCTGCTATGGGAGGAGCTCTATCATCACGGCTGCTTCCCGCGCTTCGGGTGATAGTCACCATGAACTTGGATGCCTTGGATAACCCACCCACTGAATTGACTGCAGAAAGCATTTGACTTATACTAAACGCCATTTATGATGTCTTTCGATTCTTTGTAAACATAGTTCTTGGATTTCTTCGCAAATCTCTCTAACGGCAAGAACATAGCAATGTCCCATTCATTAGCGGGTATCTGCAAAAATCTGCTCCGGACATGACTGTGCAAATATCTCTTGACACAGGGTTTGAAATATTTATAACGAGAAGCAGCATTTAATAGCTTATAGGAAGCTCTTATCTTTGATGTCTCGTTGTATTTTTCA